GTCAAAGTTGCAGCATCGGAGATAAGTTCAACGCCACCGATGGAGTTGTTGATCTTAACTCTGTACTGATCACCGTTGTCATCAGCAGCGGTAAGCGAAGTGAGTGCCAATGTGGCGTTAGTTGCTGCAGCAACATTTGTCCACTCGCCACCTGCGTTAAGTTTCTGCCACTGATAGGTGAGGGAAGCACCAGCACCAGTAGAAGATGCAGTAACACTGAAGGTGTGAGCAGCGGTTGCAGCGGTAGTAACAGTGACCGTAATAGCAGCGCCACCGCCACCACCAAGAGCAGCGTCAGCGATGGTGATTGTTTCACTGTCAACATAACCAGTGCCACCCGAAACGAGAGTGACAGTTGGGGTGCCGTCAGCAGCAACGACGACCAGGAAGTCTGCACCAGTACCAGCTGCGCTACCTGCAGCATCGGTGATTGTGTATCCAGAAGCATTAGGAGTTCTGGATGCATCAGCAACACCATTGTGGCTGAATACTGCAACAGCACCAGCAGGAGCATAAGTGGTTGCGTTAGCAGGTTGAACAGAGATGCTGATCAGCGAAGTGATGTCTGCTGCATATGCGTCATCAGCAAGGGTCTCAGTACCATCTGGACCAGCGATAGTGACCATCAGCTCTGCTTTGTGGCGGGTGTTACCATGCATATCAGTATAGGTATCATACGCCCACCAACCTGGAGAATTCAATCCACGAGATTTATTCTCTTCAAGTTGAGCTTCGGTATCGTCAATGAAGACGATTGTCTTTGTGTTTGAATCTGTCGCAACACCGCGACCAGCCTTAGTCTGGTTGTCGGTGCTGTCCGTTCTTCCGTATAAGGACATGGTTTCTCCAAGTGTAGCGAATATCTATATTTTATTTATAAAAGGGGGCGTTTGCTGCCCCCTATATATCATTCCTCTTCTGCCTTTTTGAAGAGGAGTGCTTCCACTACGTCAACCGCACCATCATCCAACTTATTATCCGTACTCTCTGCGAGGGCACGAAGAATATCTACAAGATAGCGACGAACCTCATCTCTGTCAAGGAGGTGTCCCAGTGTTTTCTTAGCAAGGGGAAATAGTAATGCCCACATTTTTGTGTCCTCAAAATGGATCTATTCTATATAGCTTCTTCTTCCCAATTTTGAAGAACGATTCCATGTTTGTTTAATTGCTCAATACTATAATCGAGAATGACAATGATGCGGTCATGAGTTCCTTCATGCTTGACCCAGTGCTTGTCATGATCTTTGAATGCAAATACCTCACCGACATTCCACACCCTTCTTCTCCCGCGCACTTTAATCCATGCGCCAGGATCTGCAATGACAGGAAAGTGAATGCGTAGTGAATCGATGTCTCCATTGTGAGGATTGATGACAGTCCCAGGTGACAAACGAGATATCGTAGCAGACTTCAAGAGTTTGTTATCGATATCTTCCTTTAAGTATTTAAAGGTAAGCGGACAAGTTTTAATAAAACTTTGCTTTATTAAAGGTAAGACCTCACGACAGCGTTCAGTGGTGGTGTTAAACAACTTAGTGAATGTGACCATCTCACTGAGTTCAAAGTCCTCAGTAGTTGCAGTCGTACCTACACAATCAATGGGGAATGGAATGACACGCCAGTCTCCATCCCACAGTTTAACTCTACCTAGATTCCGATCATCAACCCATTTGTCCAGACGCCATTCATCAAGGATGCGTTGGTTATCATCAACGAACCTTAGAACTTCTGGGATGATGTCTTGATAATTATTTTGAAGATTACAAAAAGAGGATAGCGTTTGAATGCTATCCTCGTGCCAGATCTTTCTCATTCAGCGTTCAGTAGGGCAACCCTTTGTACCATGTACAGGACATTCTACACCTTCCTTGGTGTGATTGCAAGCAGACTCTTCTTTCTGCTTAGGTGCCTTGGGCATTTTCTTATCGCCCTGCTTCTGTCCCTCGGGATCTTCCAGTGTTGGCATGATCTCGACGGGACCATTTACTTTTTTTCAGTGATCTCCTTACGCCAGGAAGAGAAGGTGCTCTCTTTCTTCACACAGTTAGGAACTTCCTTACCGCCTTTCTTCTTGGTTCCCTTTGCTTCGTAACCATCCCAGCAGGTAGAAGCACCGACGTTATCACGAGCTTGCTTCATGCCTTCTTCGATTTCTACTTCTTCCTTCTTGGTTTTGTTGGCGTGTTTCCAAGCGGTAGCGTAAGCAATACCCTTTTCCTTCTCGGTCAGTTTGCCATCAGAAGCATAGGACTTCTTGATGTGCTTAACCATACGCTCTGCCTTAGCACCTGGAGGAGCAACCTCATCCAGTTCTACGGATTCTTTCTTGGCGGTTCTTGCTGACTTTTTGAAGGCGTCTTTTGCTGGATAATCATCGTCGCCTGGTTTCGCAGGAGACTCTCCACGCTCTCTCTTAGCATGGATATTGGCGTATAATCCCTTTTTTTCATCGATCTCCTCAACCTCTTCCTTCATCTTTTTTCCCATCGCCTTGGAAACTGCACGGCGGCGGTTCATCAGATAGGAATCAGAAGCATCCTTATCACCATCGTTGTCTACGTCACCGTCTTCTTTACCAACGGGATCAAGTTTCTTTTTCTTCTCATCAAGAACCTCAGCGTTCTTGAGATCATTCACTACATGCTCATGCATCTCACTAACAAGAACGTTCAGTGCTGCAACAGCAACGTTCTGCTCAAGACCATGCTCGAACATAACATCATAGTGAGTGATGTTACCTTGCTCATCGAGAGTATGCATCTCCTTCATGCAGTTGCCCTCGCCCCACTCGGAGTGCTCAACCTTTGTAGCACAGGAGTGCTTAACCTTCTTGACCTTAGGCTTTCCTTCGGTGCCTTCTGGTTCTGCCATCTTCATGCCAGGTGCGTCACCACCGCCAACTCCGTCAGCACCAAGACCCTTAGGATCCTTGTTTGCCATCTTAGCAGATCTATCATAACGCCAGGATTCATCAACGCCTCTTGTGTTAGCGGATAAAAGTCCAGTCGATTTTTTAGACAGGGCGTTTGCCACTGCTGCTACGTACTCGTTGTTTTCCATCTTATCTTTTTTGGGGTCAGGTGGGATGACTTGTTTTACTTTGGTCTTTGAAAAGGGTTGTACCTTTTCTCCTGGGGTGAGAGATTGGAGGTACTCTCTATACGCATCAGTTCCGATCTCAAATGCTTCTTTAATATCAGTGATCCAAGTACGGAATGTAGTTTCTTCTGTCGTCAGACACAGAACATAGTTAGGTCCACGACGAATAATTTTACCTACACGTCCATCCTCAGTAAGAATCCACTCACCTTTCTTATATACTTCGTTCTTGTAGAACTTATCACGAGTGATATTCTTCTCAGCCATTTGAGCTTTCTTATTGAAGTCGGAAAAACTCTTCATTAATGTAATTTACGTATCAAATTATATTTATAACCTATGGCATTCTGCGCTGAATTTCTTTCATCAGATCCCTGGTATCCTTTTCACTCAATGCCTTTGGCATACCCGCTGCAAAGGTTTTCTCATCACCAACCACTGCTGCTGCCCGCATCTTTGTACCAGAGATTTTGAATGTCTTCCCATCAGCATCACGCTTCCCAGAATTTATGATGTCATAATCATAGAAAGAATAGTCCGTTCCATTCTGTGTCTTAGTCCACGAAAAAGCATTTACTCTGTCGCTACCAACTACCATGTAGCACTTGTCATATCCCATGTCCTGCAGAGATTGAATAGATGCTACGACTGGATTCTTTGCACCTGCTCTTGTAACCAGTGATGGAGCTATAACATTGTTCCTTGCCCAGGGAATAGCTTTCTTCATGTACTTAATTCTAACCTCCACAGGCAAAGGATTTTCATCACCACCAACACTAGGAGATGGGATAATAAACCAGTCATGACTACCTGCAATTGTACGCAAAGATTGAAAGTTCTCTTCATGCCCATAAGTACATGGTTGGAACCTACCAAACGTAAAGTAGACTGATTTATAATCTACAATTTCCATTTACTTCCAGTCCTTCTCTACTGTGAAATTGTTGTATGAGAATTCCAAACGATTCACAAGTTTGATCATGTCTCCATCCAAGTGGAGAACATATCCCTCAGGGTTAGTTACTTTGTAACCACCTTCCTGCTTTACAAAATACTTGATGGGACCTGCATTTTCTACACGGTCTAACTCATCAATAACAAGTTGTTTGTTCTCTGCTATCTTTCTATATAGGGTCAGCATTGCACGAAACTCTCTTTCGTGATCTTCCAAATACTTCAGACCTTTGTACATCAAGTCACGCTTCTTAGTCTTAGCAGCAATTGACTTTACTTTATCGATCTCCTTCATCATCTTCTCATGGTAGAACTTACCCAATGCTTTCAGGGTAACTCTAGAATCCATGTTGACATTTCTCTGGTTCCTAATCTCATCGTTGAAGAATTGCTTCACATAAGATGCAACGTGATACTTCAGGTCTCCAGTCTTGCCCATGTGAGATACAAGATGATCTAAAAACTCACCAGAAATACCGCACATTCTCTCAATGATACTTACGTTGGTAGAAAACTTGTTAAGTATTCCCGACGAGACTGCGGTGTCTGCTAAGGGTGTGTCATTTTCAAGCATCAATACTTGAGGTAAGTCATTGTTCTGAGGAACATCTGCACCAGGGAGTGCTTGCATTGAAGAAAAGTCATCCCCAGAATAATGTGTATGAAATACAATTCCGATCTTTGCTTCAATACACTTCTTACCCAGTGGATGACTGGTAGGAATAGCGTAAGTGAGTGTGTTTGCAGTAAAAGTTACATACTCAGTACCATCGATAATCTGCCTCTTCTTCAATCTATCAGTGAAAAGGATATCACCCTGCACAACACCCTTGATATCCATCTGAGAAAAGTATCTCAGAGCATTCTTCAGTGTATCACCAAGACCACCTGTACCATACAAAGTTTCAACCTCATCATAGTTGAATGCAATCTTTGGTGATCCTACGTTGAATGCAGATTTGTTTGCGACAAAGAAATTTTCTGTTATTGGATCTATACCACAAACAACAGAAGGGGCGCCATCCCACTTGGTCTGCATAAAACCAGACCCCTTCTTCTCACCGAGCATCTTCAGAAGTTCTCGCATGAATCGAACAGCAGCATGGCATCCATCGACGCCATAGTTCAGCATCTCATCTTCAAGGTGTTCTAAGTGCTTGAGTTGAACTACGTTTGCCATCAGATCCAATTCCAGTTTGTACGACCACC